GACCGAACCGGGATTAACAATGAGCAAATTTACGATGCGCTTCCGTCTGCCAATGTCGTGGCCTCAATGAAAGTTTACCGTGGTGCTGTTAGTCCTGATGTAATCGCTGGAGAATATATTCGGCAACTTCGTCAATATCGGCGTGATGGCCTCATCACGGAGGACTACGGGTTTCGTGAACGTGCCGACGCAATCACAGTGTTGAAGCGTTTGTTTGACGAAGCGCAACCTCAAATAGTCGAAAAGTTCCTCACTGAAATGGAGAAACCGGGCGGAAAAGCGTCAAAAGGAGAACAAACGCTATCTGCAGAAGGCGCTGGAGCGCCGCCGCCGCGTAAACCGCCAACCGCTAAAGGCGCTAGTCAGCCAGAGGAAGAACCAGAGCCGTCACCGGAAAAAAAGACGACCGAAGCAATTCGCGCAGCGGCAAAAGGGCCAACCCGTAGTCCGTCAGCCGCTGTGAAAGAAGCGGTCAAAAGCGCCGGCGCTGCAGCGCGCACGCCGTTGGAGCGCGTTATCGCCGTGGCTCGTGCGACTGGCAACGCACTCGCTGATTTCTTCACGAAGCTCCCCGATACGGGTGATTACAAGCGGCTCAAAGGCGAGTGGCTCGGTGTAGGCAAGCTGGGCGAGAAGGGATCGACTGGGCGACAGAAAGCCGATTTCGAGGCGTTGATGATGAAAAAGGAAATCGTCCGTAAGTTTACGCCCGATTCCCAAGACGCAATCAACGTTTGGCGCGAGGCCGGCGGCGACGAGGCCGTGCTGCGCGATCAACTGGCAAAACTCCAATCGACGAAAAAGACGGCCGTTTACGCGCCGATCTGGGAACGTGCCCTGAAACTATCGCCTGAAGAATTAGCGATGGCGAAAATGGCTGGCGATTTCTTTGAGCAAAAGGCGAAAGACGGTTTGGATGCTGGCATCCTGAACGAGGTCGTCGAAAATTACGTCACGCACTACTGGGACCGCGCCAGCATGAGCGATGGGGACAAAGCACAAGCAACCAATCGTGCGCTCGGCCAGTACGTTATTAGCCGTCTAAAAACGCGGTTCGATAATGCTTACCATCGCACGCTCGGCAGCAATTTCGATGGCATTATGGCTGGTTACAAACCCGCAACGCTCAGGATTGGCGATGTGATGTCGGCTTACGCCCAAAGCTTTAATCACGTCGTTTCTGATCGCGTATTCGTCAAAAGCTTGGCAACAAAAGCCGGCGGTGTGGCATCGGATGGGCGTCCGCTAGGAGCTGTTAGCGGCTACGCGAAACCGCTTGGTGCCGACGAAAAGCCGCCAGAGTTGGTGCTCATCGTGCCGCACGCGAAGCCCGTCGATTCATCGGACTACCGGAGTATTGACCATCCAGCAATGCGCCAGCATAAGTGGGCCGGTAAAGACACAGACGACAATCCGATTTTCCTTCAAGGCGAAGTCTTGGTTCACCCCGAAATCTACCAGGACCTGAAGAACACACTGAGCCGATCTGCGCTGGCGGACACTCCGGTTATCAAACAGGTCACCACGATTCAGAGCGAAATTAAGCGAACCCTGTTGAGCTTTTCGGGTTTCCATTTTACCCAACTCGGTACGCATGCGGTCGGCCACCGGATCAATCCGCTTAACCCCGGCAAGATCGATTGGAATGACCCGTTGACGCAGGAATTGGTGAACAACGGTTTAATGCTGGCGCCGGATTACAACGCACGCGCTGAGTTCATGGAAGGGCTATCGGGTAGCGGCCTGATCGACAAGATTCCGTTCATCGGTCCGATTCAGGAAATGATTTCGAGCGCGTTGTTCGACGAGTATCACCCGCGCCTCAAAAATGCCATGGCTCGCGATGCTTTCGAGCGAAACCTACAGCGGTTCAAGAAGGAACTGGAAAGTGGTAAAATTACCAGAGAACAGGTTGCCCAAAAAACGGCGAAGCAATCTAATGATGCGTTTGGTGGGCAAAATTACCGTTACATGGGCAGCAACCCGACCGTGACGCACATGGCGCGAATGACGTTTCTCGCGTGGGACTTTCTCAGAAGCCGTAGCAATTTTTTTGCGGACGCCTTCACCAAGTACGGTGGCGAACAACGCATGGCGCTTTTGCTGCTTGGAATCACGATGTTCGTCGCGGCAAAAATGATCGAGCGCATGTTGACCGGCGAAAATCATTGGGACAAGCCATTCTCGGTTGTAACTGGCGGCCGGGAATACGAAATGCGTAGCGTGCCTGGCGATGCCTTGGAACTTTGGAAAGACCCGCGCAGGTTTATGTTTGGCCGTTTGTCGCCGTTAATCAGCAAGACTACCGCTGAGTATCTGACCGGAAAAGATTACCGTGGAGCGCCGCGCTCGCTGTGGGAACAGATTCAAGACCTGGTAAAAACACCGATTCCGATTCCGATTCGGTCGTTCTTTGAGCGCACAGATTTAACTCCGTTACAAGGACTGGCTGCGTCGTTCGCTTTTCGGGCGAAGCGGTACTCGCCAATCAGCGAGGTCAAAAAGTTAGGAATCGACTGGCAGCAAAAGCAGGGAATCGAAGGCGCTGGCGAAGTCTTTCCGCCGAGCAAATATCTAGCTGTCAGACAAGCGATGGAGGATGGCGACGTAAAAAAGGCGCAGACGGCATTCGCCGAGGTCGCTAAGAAAGATGGAACGGAGAAGGCATTAAAGGGGTTCAGAGCGTCCATGATGCGGCCATTCAGCGGCTCCGCGAAGAATGAGGCGGCTTTCGTGGCGAGCTTGAGCCCGGGCGATAAAAAGCTCTACAACAAAGCGCAGGCGCTTCGCTCGGAACTAATGAATACCTTCAAGAGCGCTGTAGAGCCACAGGCATCAGTGGCTACGAGGGGAACAAACCCGGCATCGTTAGGAATTGCTAGACCAAACCGGAGGACATCAGCGATTGAGCGGACTGGCAAGACGCTCTACACTGGATTCTAGTTCTTTTTCGATTGGAAAGAAGGGTTGTCAGGGAACGCACAGCGATCATCGCGAACCGGATTTAGCGCGACCCTATTTCTTCGGCGAATCCAAGTTAGATAGAATCGTACAAGGAACCATCGTTTCCCTATGGAACACCATGGTTCATGGAAAGCTCGTCCTAATCGCGGCCATCTTCTTCGTCCTGTACGTGGCGTCCACGTGGAACGATCAATTAACATACACCAGCATTCAGGGCACAGTCGTTTCATCGTTTTACACCGGCTTTTGACAGTTGTTCCTCGGTCGATTTCACAGCCGCTTTCAGCGCACGTAACTGAGCCTCTAGTACGGGCGTGTTGTCGCTTGTGAGGGTGAGTTCTTCTACCGTCGTTTTGAAGATGACGTATTGATTGTCGCCAAGCTCCTTTCGCTCGAATCCAGTGACTGTGGGGCAACCAGGTAAAAGAGTAAGCTTCATGCTTTAGGGTTCAATCCGCTCAAGCCAGCGATCTTCAATCGTTCGCGTTACCTCGCGGTATTTCCCCGGAGGAATGCTGCGACCATCAAGGTCGTGCCAGTCGGATTCCTGATCTGGGTTGTGCGTGTTCGCGAAGATGCGTTGTGGTCGCGTTTCTGTTTTTACGATGTGTCCTACATTGATCTTATTCATGCTTAGATATTGACAAAGCGCGGCACTTTAGGCAAGCCCCGCGACGTGACTATTCCGAAACCGCCGGGCGACGCCAACGCTCCGGCTAACGAGGCCAACGAGAGAGGCCCTATGATTAACCCGCTTGCCGGCGGGATCCCGCCAATCCGCAGCAACCTCGTTTTAACGCCTAGCCAAGAAAGCGAAATGGTCGATCGCGCCATACGGCGTATCGACGAACTCTCGGCACACGCCGGCCTCTGGTTGCTGTATGCCGGCACGGTTGACCCGACGCGCTGGATGGGGCGTAGGATGCGTAACCAGTGGCAGTACGATAACGATTGGCTTTGGCGTGTCGCCCTAGGTGGCATATTTAACTACTGCGTTGCGCCAGAAACGCTCGTACTGACGACGAATTTGATCTGGAAAAGAGCGGACGAACTTGCTGTTGGCGAGGAGCTAATTGGATTTGACGAAGAAGGAATCAATCCGGGTAAAATATCGAAACGTCGTCACTGGAAAAGCGGATTGGTGCACGATACGCCTACCGGCGGTTACCAGCGTAAATTCCGTAAAACGTCCGTCTTAAATGCTGACAGGCTTGCTCGGCCATGTCTCGAAATCACTACGGACGATGGAACAATTCGTTGCTCAACCAAGCATAGGCTACTCGTTCAAAAAGGCAGTCACTGGGGTTTTGGCAAATATCAATGGCTGCCAGCGGATGAAATCAGCGAAGGCGATTCGCTTGTATGGATTGTGGCACCGTGGACAGAAGATACCTCGAAACTGGCCGGTTACATCGCGGGAGTTTTTGACGGCGAAGGGTGGGTCGGAAAAGGGCTCGCGTTCGCACAAAAGAAAAACGAAGTTTTTGCTGCTACGATCGATGGTCTAGCGAAGAAAGGGTTCGAGTGCAAAACCTTCGCAGATTACGAGCAGGATAGTTGCGTTGTTACCCATATTATGGGTGGCTTGGGCGAGAAACTTCGTTTCCTTGGTACCTTCCGACCTCATCGATTACTGAACAAATCGTCTGCGTTATGGGAGGGTAGGGATTGCTGCTCAAAGGGCTCGCGACGAAGTAAAATTACAGCGATCGAATCTTGCGGAGTACAAGAGGTAATCGCACTTAAAACCGGAACGGGCACGTTTATCGCCAATGGATTCCTATCTCACAATTCAAATTTTTCGCTCAACATTTCCAAGCGTTACGCTCGGCTGATGTCGGCAAAGTCGCGGGACGATTTGATCGGGACCGACCCGTTTTTCGCGATCATGCCAGAGGACGCCGACCCGCAGGATATTCAGACCGCCGAGGCCGCTGAAAAATATCTCCAACTCAAAGCGCGCCAGTCGAACGTGAAAGAATCACTCGCCGAAGGACTCAAGACCGCGCTTATCCAGGGCGAAGCCGTGATGAAAATTACCTACGTGGCCGACGCGACCAAGTTCCGCGGTCCAGCCGAGGTAGCCATTGGCCCTTTCGTTTACGTCGGGGCGGAAGGCCAAGTGCTTACGCCGCCTGGCGAGCCCGTGATGACGCCGCGCGGCAACTACATCTACCGGAATGACGAATGGGTTCCGGACCCGGCCGTTCAAAACCAGTTTCGGCTCAAAAAAGAACCTATGGTTGCGACGCGGTACACGCCGCAATTTAAGTTTTTTCCGGCTCTCGACCAGGTATTGACGCAGCAACAGGGCGTCGATTTGCGCGTAGTCGATTTCCGCGATTTCCTGTGCCCGCTCAACGCCGCTTCAATCCACGAAGCTGACATCAACGTGCACATGTTCGATATGCCGTGGGAACGGCTCATCCAGATTTACGGCATGTTCGAGGTTAGCCAGCCATACGTAAACCAGCCCTACATGAGCGGCGAGAAAGCGGCAAAAATGTCAAAGGACGAAGTGCAGGGCGAAGCTGAGGCGGGCAGCTTGGTTCTCAAAACGGTGAACTGCGCTGACGTTTACATGCGGATGGACGTCGACGATGACAATTTCGAGGAGGACATTTGGTTGGTTATAGATCGCAAAGCGAAAAAGGCGATCTGGTACGATTACATGGGCGCCCACCTAAAAAAGCGGCCATTCGAAGTCATTCCCGGTGTCGAGAAAGTTCAGAATCGGTGGTACGGCACGGGCGTTTTTGAAATGCTCGATCACAAGCAGCTCTACGTCGATACCGCGTTTAACCGCATCAATTTCAAGGCATCGAAAAATTCGTCGGTGCGTTTCCGCGTCCGCAACGCGGTAGCCGAATGGAAAGCGGGACAGGAACTTGTGTTCGGCGATGACCAAGTGCTTACCATCGAGGACCCGCGGTTTAACGCGCAGAACCCGCCGTTGTTCGCGGTCGATCTGCCCGATACCGACCCGTTCTCGATGAAGCTGATCGAACTGGCGCTGCAGGCCGCACAGACAGAAGTCGGAATTTCGGGGCCTAACGACGCGCAAATGGCAGGGCTCGACACTGGCAAACTGGCGACCGGCATCGAGCAGATGGAACGCGAAGCCAACGTGTTAATGAAAGAGACAGTCGGCGTCCAGGGCAAAGCGGTCGCGGCCGTGCTCGACCAAGTCGTTGATTGCGTGCTTGAGCACATGGACGAAAGCGAAGTGCTTTACGACGAGGACACGCAAAGCCTCATCCACCTTAATCGCGAAGCCATTCGCAACATCGGTAAGCATACGCGCCTATTACTGACACGGAGCCGCTCGACCGAGACAATCGAAACGGCGCGCATGGTCATTCAACTTTGCCGCGAGTATTATGAGGCGCTTAACCCTCAGGAGCAAAACCTGCTCAGGCCCGAGTATGTCCGGCAGGCGCGCGCGCTCGAAGTTCAAGATGCGGATAGATTATTCCGTAAGGTTACTGACGAGGAAGTGGCACAGTGGAAGCAGGCACAACAGAATGCTGGCGATCTCCCTCCCAAGACTTCGATCGCAACGAAGTACACCGATTTGGAACGTTCGGAGCAGGAGCAAGTTTTGCAGCGGGAGAAAATTCAGCCGGCGCAGATAGGTCCATTGACTTCACATCAGCAACAAGAGGTCACACAAACTGGAGCGGAAGCCAAAGCGAAGGAAGTAGCTAAAGCGGCGTTCGCCCCGAATCCCGCGGAAAAGCTTGAAATGGACAGGCAGGAGCACGCTCAAAAAATGCGGCAGAGCGAGGAAAAGCATCAAGCAGGGATGCGGCAGACCATTGAGAAAACTGCCGTTACCAACGCGACGCGCTCGACAAACGGCGAACAAAAAGGCAAAAAGTAACCTATGGACCCCAATAAACTAGCGACAACGGAAGGACAGCACTCGATTCGCCGGTTATCTGACGCCGAGGCCGCGCGAATCGCCAAACAAGGTGGTCTTGAGCTTGTCACCGGCTCGCCGGAGAAAGCGCCACCTCAAAACGAGAGTGATGCGGCAAAAGAGCGAAACAAGGCGAAGGCGCGCGAGGAACTCGGCCACATCGAATCGCTCTGGAATCATTCGTCGTTCGTGTGGTTCTACAACGAATGTATTGAGAACGGATTCAAGGCAGCTCGGAAGTTTTTGCACGAAGTGGACGTAGGCGACAGCGAACTGCCGCGCTTGGCGTCACGCTTCCACGTATTCAAGGAGATCGCGTGCTGGCTGGACGAGAGAGAGCGAGAACACCGTAGGCTGCAGGACCCGAGCGACCCGAAGATTTCCGAAATCAATGAACGCCTGGACGCCCACTCGTAAATTGCAACTTACCAAATGGGCTATTCGCGTTTCCATCACGCTGATAGCGTTGTTTGTCCTAGCCGTATTCTTTTTCACGACGGTGTTGACGGCGCGCTGGCTGGAAGCGGTTAAACAGAAAGCAGAAAACGCGCAGATTCAAACCGCAGAGAACGCGGCCGCTATTAAGGAGCACGGTTCCGAGATAGACGGTTTAACAGCGACAGTGAACGCTACGCCGACGCCGACACCGAAGGTCGCAAAAAGGCACAATAACAACCATCCCATTAAGGACAATCGTCCTTGGTTTCGTAAATTGTTCAACCCATGATCACCTATATCCTCAGCCACTGGAAATTCGTTCCCTTACTGGGAGCACTATGGTTAGCGGCGGCGTTAGCAGCGGTCGAATCGTCAACGGCGCCATGGGTGTTCGGAGCGCTTGTGCCCATCGGAGTTGCTATCTTGGGAGCGTTACTTGCGATATTAAAAGCTCTGTGGGCAATCCAGGGGCGCATGAGCGTGGTTGAAACTCAGGTGTCACCGCTATGGATATCGTTCCAGCAACAGGTGGCTAAGACTCTGCACAATCCTGAGCTACGCGACAAGGAGGCCGACGAGTTAATACGGGACCTCGAATATCTCAGGATGACGCCTGAAAAAATCACGCGGCTGCGAGTGCTTATGGTTACCAGGGAGAAAGACCCGACACGCGGCGAGCAAGAACGTAAGCGCGCCAAGTTGTTGTTGTTCCTGATGGATATGGTCGCGGAGGAGGAGAAGGAGAAGGAGAAGGTCGGAACAGAATTTTAGGCTTGCTTTCGACGTTAGGTTACGCCATTCGCTGCCCCATGAAACTGAAAACCATAATCGTACTCGCGCTTTCGATTGTCTTGGCTTCTGTGGCGTTCGCTAGTCCTACGGCGCCGGAATGGATCACAAATACGTTCCCTTACTTGGCGTACGCCCAGGGCGACAACAGCATGAGCAACGTCATGCCCAAAATCATTTTCTGGATTCTGCTCATTCTATGGGCGATCGGCACGTTCCCGAACTGGAATAACCCGAACGTTGTTCGCGCCACTGGAGTCATTCAGATCATCCTGTTTGGCATCCTCGGCTACTACACGTTTAGGTTTTAATATGTGGGTACTTGTAGTAATTTTGTTAATCCTCTGGTTGCTCGGCGCCTTTGGCGGGGTCGGTGGGTTTGGAAATAAGTCGCACCTATTGCTCGTCGTAGTCGTAATCTTGGTAATCTTCCTGTTGTTGCGCTGACGAAATTAGGCTTGCAATCAGGCGCGGATTCAGGCACATCGCGCGGTCATGGCAAATCCTGCACCAAAAAAGGCTACCGCGCGCGAACTCAAAGCTGTCCAGGCTCGACGAGTACGCGGTCACAACGGAATCGCGGCGGTACTCAAAGAGAACGATCTAATTATCGTCGCCAATCGGGTAAAAGTGATCCACAACGAAAACGGCAAGGTTAGAAACGGCGGCGAGCTTGCGCTTGAGACTCTCGCGCAGATGTGCGGCCTACCCACAGGCACGATGTTGATTCCACAGGTGTCGCTTGAGCCTTCTCTCGTGAGCCAACGAAACGGAACCGGAAAGTGAAGAAGAAGATGTTAATGCCCGTACTCGCCGTTCTTTTCTTGGGCGCTGCAATTTTATTTGCATGCCTGTCACGGCCCCCTCAGCCTTCACCGCAAATTGGAGTTGAAATGAAAGACGTAGAAACCTACGTCACGAAAGCCATTGCCGAACACCAGAAAGCGCAGGAACCCGAGTGGGAAAAAATTTGGCAGGCGCAACTTGTAACGTCGAAACGGTTAAAGGAAATCGAGGCGAAACAAGCTGAATTTGGAACTCTCGTTACCGCCTTGGACACTAAATTTGAAGCGGTTAAGGGAGCTTTGGCAGAACAGGAATCCCAACAGTGCAAGCGCACTCACAAAAGAAAGACACGCGACAAATGAAAAAACTAATTCTAGCAGTAGCAGCCACCAGTGTATTTTCAATATTAACGGCGTTCGCTGGGCCTGGCCTCGCCGATTCAAAAGCTGTTTTAGCTCCGGCGCCTACGCCCGCGTCGCTGTATGCCGATAGCGAATTCAATATCTCGCTGATGGGCTCTGGCATGTGGACGTTCACGGATTATCTCAACGATCGCTATTTTGGCGTTGACCACGCGTTTGGCGGAACGCTCGACGCTAATTATTTTTTCAAAAAATACTTTGGCGTCGGTATTGGGTTTTCGGGTTACGACGTTCGCAATATCTCAACACCAGCGCGGGTAGCTACGAGCAATGATTCGCGCCGGTTTGTGGGCGATTTACTCGTTAATACCACGTTGCGGTATCCCATAGGGACATCGCCATTTGCGCCTTACATTCGTGGCGGATTAGGCCCAATTTTTAACGGCGGCAACCAGCAACTCGTGGAACCGGACGGTACTCCTGGAAAGCAGATTCGTTTCGAATTGGTGGAGCACGATGTCAAGATGGTCGCCGAAGGAGCGGTTGGCGTTGAGTTCCGGATAAATAAGACCTTTGGCATACTGACCGAATGCGCGTTCGATAAGATCGACCGTCCGCACTCTAATTTTATGACGATCAGAGCTGGCGTGAACGTTGCATTCTGATGGGTAAACTTCTTGGCGCGAACTGGCGCACCAGCGCATCTGGGTTACTTACCGTAACAGCCGCGGTGATTTCAACGCAGCCGACATTGATCGCCTTTCTCCCGCATAGCGTACAGGTGTGGGTGCAAGGTATCGCTGGCCTGGTTGCGGCAATCTCCGGGGCCTATTTTGCTCTCATGGCAAAGGACAGGCAGGTCACAGGTGGCGTTGTGCAACAGACCGCGGATGGCAGTGTAGCCAGCCGCGTATCGCATGAAAGTTCTACCGCGATCGGCGACACTGACGCGGCCACACCTAATGCCTGGGCTGGCACAGGCAATTGATATGACTAATACGATTGTGCCCATCACACTTTTACTATTCGCTCTGTATTTGTCTGCGTGCGCGACCAAATTGCGCGATCGCGATGGCCGAACAATCGCTACGATTCAAGGTGACGCCACGAATATCACGATTCACACGCCGGATATGGACTTCCACGCCGACACACTGAGCCATAGCGGTCCTACCAAAGCCAATTATTCGGGAGCAACCAGCGTCATCGGCGGTGCCGGCGCAGCGGTCACCAGTGCGATCTTAGCCAAGCCATGAGAATTCTTGGGACCATTTTGAATGAACCTATCGTCGAGAACGACGACAAAAGCGTCGATTACACGTCGCACGAAGAAATCGACGACGATGGTAGCGATAATCGATGGCAGGACCCAGATTGGCAAAGAGACACCAGCTTGCATTATCCGGCCAAACCAAACCCGGCCGGTAAACCCATCGACGCCGGTTCTGTGCCTTACGTTGTCGTGCCGACGCTCATCATCGATAGTGTTGCGGGAATCGTGCTCGGGTGCCGCGCGGTTGTTACGCACAAAGACAAAACCGTCGAGGCTGTCGTGGCCGACGTGGGCCCGCATAAGAAGCTCGGGGAAGGCAGTGTCGAACTTGCCAACCGTCTTGGGATTCCTTCAAGTCCTGTTTCTGGTGGCGACGAAAAATTCGATGTGCATTACAAACTTTTCCCCGGAACACCTGCCGTGGTTGATGGGGTTACTTATGATCTTCAACCGTCGTGAATCACTGGGTATTCGGTAGGACCAAAAAAAGGCGCAAATGGGTGTGGCGACGTGTCGCGCACAGCGGCCGCGTAATCGAGCGCTCGCAAAAGTTCGATACAAAGCGCGCGTGTAAAGACAACGCCGAGCTTGCCGGATGGACCCCGGACGCTGATACTCGGTGGCGTGGGCGATGATGCACAATTCCCCAAATTGGGGCTGAACAACGCCAATGACTTACGACACAAACTGGAGTTCATTCCAGGCAAACCGGTGTTCGTATTTGAGAACGGAAAACATCGGCGAATAGATCCTGGAGGCGTGTGGCGCTGTAAGTGCGGTTATGTGTTGGGAAGCGGTAGGGAAAAATTTTTGGAACC